TTCATCTCGGAGTTCCAATAGTTAATGCCTACCAGAAATCCTGCAAGGGGGGCTATGTCAAGTGCAAAGTTCATCTTGTTTTAAGCGGTTTATCTCTTCCTCTCTAATATACAACTTTTCACGAGTTTCTAACAACTCTTGTCGTAAGTTATTAACACGCTCTATTAACTTGGCGTTCTCCCTCGCAAGGGTAGCCTCTGGACTTTCTTGGTCTCCACCCAAGCGATGCATAATATCTAAAGCGGTTTGATAGAATCTTGGGTACGACCTATCATATCTCAAGTTCTGCTCGTGCCACTTCGTTGCGTGAATGACTGTTGCGTGATTCTTCTTTGTCACTCGTGCTATCTCTAATGTAGAGAACAAATCTCGTGCCGCAACCATAAACGCAAACCTTGCCATCACATTCTTATGTTGCCTTGATGGAGTGATGTGGTTGGTGTAGATGTAATGGTTGTACTCTTCTTGTAATAGTATTTCGGTTGGTCTCATTTTAGGTGTTCGTTTAAATTGTCAAATTTATCTTCGTAGGTCTTTACCTTTTTTGCAAGGTGTTGGATGGTCAGCTTGAGGTCTGCGTTCTTGGCTTCTGCCTCCCACACCATCTGTTGTACATCTTCCACCATCTCTATGGCAGTTGTCATAGCACCATAGATACTTATAAGGTCTATGAAGATGTCCATCTCATATCCGTTGCTCGTGTCTTGCGGTTTCAAGGCATTGGCAATATTCATTAGGTCTTGGTTCTTTTGGCGTAACCATAATAACGCAAGACTCTTACTGCCACCCCTTACCCATCTGTATTCTTCTGGCATCATATCTTCCATATCTAAAAGGGTAAGTTACTTTGTTTTTTCTCTTTCATACAAATTAGATTTTCTCCGTGAATCTCAAAGCCTACATTATCTGGCAAACTACGAAATCTTACGGGTTCATCAATAGGAGTAGGTCTACCGCCCGTTTCTACCTCCTTTACCTTTCTTATGTGTACTTGGTTGTACATCCATTCCGTAGGGTGTTGAATATAACGATGGATGACTACAAAGTCATCAGCTCGGTTCACAAACTTACCTCCTCCTTCAATATCAGCAGAACTTGGTGGAATAGGGTGACCTGCATACTCGTGTCCTGCTGCGTGTTTCATACGCAAGGCAGAAGTTACTGCGTGAGTGTTTAACCATATGCTCACATCGTGTTGCTTTGCCCATTGTCTAAAATGGGTAGCCACCTCATAGTCGTACTCGTGACCTCCAAGAGTTGAGAACATATCCTTGTCCTTCACTAATGAGTTGTATGGATCAATCAAGAAACCATCAAAACCTTCTTGGTGATAGATGTCAGTAGCCTCCTCAATTAAGTCCTTATAGGTGTACATTTTCTTATCGGTGTCTATAATGATGAAGTACCTCTGGATTAAGTCTTGAGCCATATAGAACTCATCTTCTTCTATCTTGTTGATGGGCTTACCCAAGAAGAACTCCGATACTTTCTTTACCAACGATACAGGCGTGTTCTCGGAACTAAATACCAACCATCGGATGTCGTTGACTATAGATTGGAGGAGCATCATATACAAGGTTACGGATGTCTTCCCGACATTGGCGTGTCCAAGTATTACATTAAAGTTTCCTCGCTTGAAACGAAAGTGGGCATCCAAGTTCCATTGACCGAACTTTAGCCCTTCCTTGACTTTGCCGTTTCGCACATCATCAAGTTTACCGAACACATCGGCATAAGATATTTTTGACATAGAGTGTTTGAGTTAAAAAGGGAGGGCAATGCCCTCCCCTAATATACATCTTTAGAATGGTAAACCATCTTGGTCTACAGGTTGTGATTCCTCACGCCCTTGAAAGTGTTGCTGATGAGTTGCTTGGGCTTGGGCTGCGCCCTTCTTCATTACCCAATCAGCAAAGGTCTGTGCATTCGCAATGACTTGTTGAGGCGTACCTCCCAACTCGGCTGCTGCTTTTAATGCGGTTTGTCTAATAATGCTCTCATCCTTTGAGGTGGTTGAACCTCCAGAAGTGGTAGGTGCATTATTTGCATATTGAGGGTTAACAGGCTTGACCGTGTAGTAGGTCTTGCCGTTGTACTCTCTTGGGATGTATTCGTAAGTAGCCTCTTGTCCTACTACGAACTTGCTTTGATCTTGAGACTTGGAGTTGTACTTTCCATTATCTCCGTTCTCAAATGTTACATAGAACCCATAAAGTGTTCCATACTGCCCTTGATAAGGCTCTCCTGCGGACTTAATGTCCTTGACAATAGATGTTTTAGTCATCGTATTTAAATTTAGTTAATAGTTCAAAGTTAATAAAAATGTTTATTGCTCAAACATTGGATGTAATCTTTCTGCTATTGCTTGTACTACATCTACGGTTACTGCGTTGCCAAGTGTCTCATATCTATGTGGTCTTGTAATGCAATCAGTCCAATTGTCGGGAAAACCTTGTAGTCTTTCACATTCTACTTCAGTCATTGCACGAATTTTGTCACTTGAACCAATGTAAGTCCCTTGACTTTTTGCTCCCCAATATCTTCTCGTGATGGTGTAAGAGGTGTCACTATTGCATCTTGCTTGTGTATTATCCGATGAGAAGCATTGGGAGAGAGGAAATACTCCTCGCCAATCGTGTGTTGCTCCTCCAGAATATCCGACAAGGTAGACTCTCTCCCTCCTTTGGGGTAGAAACCAACTTGTGTTACACAATTGCCACTCAAGTCTATAACCCCCAATGTTGGCAAAGGCTTGGATAATTGCCCAAAAGTCTGCGCCATTGTTTGAGGAGAATGTTCCTTTAACATTTTCCCAGATAAATACACGAGGTCTGCACTCGTGAATGAGTCTAATTGCTTCCGTGATAAGAGAACTTCTTTCTCCTTCCATCCCTTTTCGTTTTCCAGCCAATGAGAAATCTTGGCAAGGACTTCCGAAAGTGATGAGGTCAATTCTTGGGAGGTCTCCTCCCCGAACATCTGTAACTGATCCGACATAGGTGCTATTCTTAAATTGATGTTTATATACTGCTATTGCGTGTTTGTCTACCTCACTAAAGTAAGAGGTGACTTCGTATCCTGCTCGTTCAAAGCCCAAGTGGAAACCACCAATACCAGAGAACAAATCAAGTTGGTTTATCTTCACTTAATACAGGATTTATGAGTTCAACTTCAACTTCACAATAATTCCTTTCAACATCCTTGTCATAACGGATAGTGAGCTTGTGATAGTATTTAGGACTGTCATCAGGAATCCATCCGTTAGCAACGAGAGTATCAGCAACAAACTTTGAGACAAGTACATTATTGTCCACATCGGCACGAGTATTGTACCTAATACTGATAGTGCAGCCCTCTGCACAATGGTGGTCGTAACGAGCCAATTCTTCTTCAACGATTTTCTTATAGCCATCTTTAATTTTTTTACGATATGTCCAATGCTTACCCGCATATAGACTATTTAGACTTATAGTTTTTGGTAATTTCAGCAGAAGTCTCAAGGTATTGTTCATAAGCGATGTATTCTAATTCTTTCTCTAAATGATCTATAGCCTTTTGGATATCCTGCTCAATAGGGTTGCCCTCTTTCTTACCTGCTCGTAGGAGATAAGCAATGGCTACACCCAAGTTGTAGTTATCTCTTTGAAAGTCCATACAGACATCAAAGGCTTCTATCTGCTTGTACTTACCTGAATAGTAACTTGGTGTCAACTTCCTTTTGGTGGTATTTGGCGAGTTGGGAGGAGTTTCCTCTGTATTGTAGTCTCCTGTCATCGTAGAATCCGAAGTGGAGGTAAAAGTGGTCTCGTAAGGTGATTTTGTTGATTTCATATTCTTCTGGGTATTCGGAGATATTATATTTCGCCTTCATTACTTTCCTTAAACGCTTTAAACAAGTTCATTGCTGATTCAGCACTAATTCCTTTTAGAGAGTAGTCTCTAATAATAAACTCCTTGAGGAGTCTAACTTCGTTTGCGAGTGCCTCTACACGAGCCTCACATAGTTCCAGATATTGATCTTTAATGTCCATAGTGATTTTGATTTGATACGAATGTACACAAAATTGTTTACATACAACATAGAGACAAAAAAAAAGAGGCGGATGCCTCTCTATATATAAATCTATATATATATAATAAGAGACCTATAGGTCTCTATATATATACTATATACTATATCTCTTTATATATAATATATATAGATATAAAAAAAGAAAGGTGGGTTACCCCACCAAACTAAAACACTATATGTTATCAACGACTACTTAACATTACCTCTCTTGTCCAGAGAGCGTACTGCGAAGTATCCACCTACAACTGTTACACTTAACATATTCCACAAACTAATCCAAGCAGGGTCTACCTGTAGGTAGCCCAACCCATCAAAGAATGTAGTAACTACCAAGAAACTAATCACTACAATCAAGGTTAATGGTCGTACATTTTTGCTTAACCAACTATCGCTTCTCATATCCGCTCTCCACCTTTGGCTTATCTCGGACTCAATAGAAGCCTTTAGAGCCTCTTTCTCCTCTGGAGTGGATACATACCTATCTACGACATTAGAAACGGCTTCTATGGTCTCCTGTGCGCTTTTTCCGAGTAGTTTTGTTATTAGTGGGTTCATTACAATTTTTTTTACAAGTACATTCTTTAGGTTCGGTTACACAATACTTAACTGCCACAGGCTTCGCAATCTTCAGGGTT